AACAGAGCGTTAACAACTATTATAGAACAGTTAAACTCTACATATTTAACACAACAAAAAGAGGACCAAGAACGATATACTTGGTATGGATTAGGCTAATGGCAAATATATATAAGAATGCAAAATTAAGTTTAACCAGTTCAGTAAACACTGCTTTATATACAGTGCCTTCTAATTCAAGAGCTATTGTTAAGTCTATTTTAATAGCTGAAGATGCTAACTCTACAGCAACAGCTGAAGTAACGTTAGTGGATTCAGGAGCTACAGCTTATATGATTGATAAAGATGTAAGTTTAAGTGCTAAGGGAAAAGAACAAGTTATAACTGAACCTTTAATTATGGAAGAAAGTGAAATAATAAAAGTAGATGCTACTAGTGGATCAGTAGATGTAATAGCATCTATATTAGAAATTAACAGGGAGGATAGATAATGCCGTTTGTAGAACAAGAAGAATCATTTGATAAGAAAATAGTCAAAGGCCAAGAAGTACTGGTATATAAACCTAGAGTAGAAGTAACGATTAAACATATAGGAACTGGCAGAGAATATATGTCAGATATGGAGGCCCAAGCGGATGTAGATAGTCCCCTTACTGATACAAAAAAGGAGCATATATCAAGAAGTGTACACGTTAAAATTCAAAGTATACCTTTGGGGGCCGGAACTAACACTGTATAGGACGTTGACGAATGGGAAAAAAACTAGTAAATTGTACAGTACGCGCATTTTTACAAGTCTCGCGCACTTGCCTCAACAATAAAAAAGGAACATAATTATGGGAAAATTTTGGGACGATATAGTACCTAACGAAGTAAAAAAACCAGTAGAAAAATATATAACTAAGCCTTTTGCAAGTCTTACCGATAAGCTTATTCCTAATGAGTTAAGATGGATGGCTCCATATGCAGCTGGTATAGGTACATTAATGTTACCTCCTGGAATGAGTCCTTTTATAAGAGGTTTAATTGCATCAGGGTATAATACCGCCGGACAATTTGCAGCCGATGAAAGTGCAACCGGTGAGCTAGAAGATTTAAATGCTTTATCACAAGCAATCTCTTTTGGATTAGGATCTTTAGGTTCTGATTCGGTATCAAAATCTATGAGAAGTGGCATTAAAGGTGGAATGAGTCCACAAGAAGCTGCAGCTAGATTTGGTCAAGGAACTCCTGAAGCTTTAGCAGCAGAAGGTACAACAGGATTTTTACAAGGTGCAGAGAATGTAGGTAGAGAAGGAGTAGCTAGTTTATCAGATTATGTAACAGGTGGTAGACAAACTTTAGCTGATATAGGAAAGAATCCAGGAAATTTATTTAAAAGAACTGTGGCAGATAGACCCGGTGTAATACCAAATACAATGAAACAATTCCCAGTATTACAAGACGCAGCTGTGGCTTTAACACCAACGGTTGCTCAAGGAACGGGAGACGTGGCTTATGAAATGGCAATTGATTATCAAGAACAATTTGATCGTGATAAATTAAGAGAAATGGAAGAAGCAGGATTAGGAATGGATCAAATTCAAAGAGCAAGAGCAGCAGCTATTAGAGCTGGCTTAGAAGATAATAATTATAGTGAAGAAGAGATTGCAGTAATTTTTGAAAGATTAGGATTGACTGACTGGTTAGATGTTCCAGCAGCACCACCTTATCAAGAAGGTGCTGCTAATGGTGGACTTATAGGATTAGCACGGGGCGGAATGCCACAAATGGAAATGGATTATAGAGGTGGGGGATTTATTCCTGTTGGAGCAAGAGAAAGAGCTGATGATGTTCCAGCAAGATTAAGTAAGAACGAATTTGTAATGACTGCTGATGCAGTGAGAGCAGCAGGCGGTGGAAGTGTTAATAAAGGAGCACAGAGAATGTATGATTTAATGAATAACTTAGAGGCTAGAGCATAATGGCAACTAAACAACAATTAATAGAAGCAAAAAAATTATTAGAGGAACACGCACCTAAAGGTGAGTTTCTTGCTTATATAAATAAAGACGAAGCACAAGTATTAAAAAATTTAGGGGGATCGGGTGAAATAGTTGAAGCAACACAGATACCTTCTTTTAATGTAGAAGAATCACGAGTACTACCCCATCCACAGTTAGAAAGTGTAATGGTTCCGTACGCGGAAAGTTTAAGAAAACTTATTTCTCCTACAATTGATACTTCTAAATATGCTCCAAAGGTAGCAGACAGAACTCAATTACAAAAAGATGCAATGACTGCAGCTGGAGGTCTAGGATCTTTAGTTGGACCAGATGCATATAAAGATTTTATGTCTCCTTACCAACGAGAGGTAATGGATGCGACTTTAACAGAATTTGATAGACAACAAACAATTAATCAACAAGGATTAAGAGACGCAGCAATCGGAGCTGGAGCTTATGGTGGTGGCAGAGAAGGCGTACAATTAGCTGAGTATATGAACCAAGGTGCAGTAAACAGAGCAGCCTTACAAAATCAATTATTACAACAAGGCTTTACTCAAGCCAATCAATTAGCTCAACAAGATATGATGAGCAGACAAGGTCTTGGAACTTATATGGATCAGATGGGCCAAGCACAACAAGCTTACGATCAAGCGGTCGGCGATGCAAATATAATGGCACAAAGAGAAGCAGTCTATGAACCGTTTACAAGATTAGGATTAGTAGGTCAGCAAATGGCAGCTATTAATCCAGGCGCATTTGGATCAACAACAGTAGGATATCAAAGTAGTCAAGCACCAGCGACTCCAATGGCTAGCTTTCTAGGTGGAGCTGCAGGAGCAGGCGGTATACTAGGTAAGTTAGGAATCTTTGGATAATGAGCAGAATTTTAAGAAGACCAATGTTTAGAGGTGGACGCGTCGATAGTCGCGGAACGGGGATCGCGTCTGGTCTTTCATATAAACACGGTGGATCAGTCAACACTCCTAAAAGAGGATTAGTAGAT